AAGAGACCAAATCTAAAGATGATTTTTCTAAATTGCGTATATCTTCTCGCAGCTACCTCCTTTATATTCCAAAGAAGAAAGCGAGCTTTTACAAGCGTTGATCCAGAAAACGCCTAAGATTATTAACTATTGGGAAAAGGTCGATCTCTTTGAAGTCGAAGAGCCTAAGAAGGTAGCCGTTAGCAGGCTCAAAAGACACCCTCTAAACTCTGATATTTATGGGGTCGATGAGGAGGTTAAGGACTTAGCGAATCAGATAAAAATGTCTGGTTGGATTAAGCCGTTGATGATCAATCTAAAAGGACAAATATTGGGAGGTAATCGCAGGAGAGAGGCTGTTAATCTATTGATTTCTCAAGGACACTTACCGGAAGATCAAGAAGTAGAGGTTAGCATCAAAAAACTCTCTGAAGACGAAGAAGTTCAGTTTTTAATTTTAGATAATGCTTCAAGGCATAAAACGAATCTCCAGATGTTAAGAGAGGCTCAATACTTGAAGATGTTTCATCAGTCAGTTACCTGTAAAAATAGGAAAACCTTGACTTCTTCTGAGCGAAGTTTTTTGGACTATTGGGAAGAAAGAAAACAAACCGTCAAAAGTCAAAAAAAGAAAAAGTCGGTTAAGGTTAGAGATGTTCTTGGTTCATTCATGGATGTCTCTGGTGATCAGGCCAGAAAGGGTTTAAAAGTTCTTTGGTTGATAGACTTGTTGACTGACCTGGGCAGAAATCAAGAGATTATGGAAATCGTTGAGGCTCTTAACAAGGAAAACATCACAGTCGCTTACAAAAATACCAGGAGTGGGAAGAAGAGAACCCTTTTCAATATCGATATATAGGGGTTGATTTCGGTGGCATTTCTCCTGACGATAAAGTGGAGTTCAACTATTCTATGGTTGACAATGATCCTGCTTTTTGTTTCGTTTCTAAGGGAGGTAAATCAATTAGGGTTCCAAGGAAAGATTTGGTTCCAGTTAGGTCCGTTAACAGCAAATCTCCTGTTAAAAAGAATGGTCAATTATCTGGATCTTCTACTAAGCCTAAAAAATCTCGTGACCCTAAGTTCGCAGTAAACGATCGCGTCATTCATCAAGACAAAAAAGGAGTCGTTGAGGAGGTTGATCTTTCGGGATCGGCTCCTCGTTATAGGGTTGTTTTCGAGGATCAGTCATTGGCTCCTAGCTTAGGAGAAAACCTTTTAAAGAAACTTCCTCTGTTCGCTGTAGGCGATCGCGTTATCTATAATAAAGACGAAAGCAAAGGTGTTGTTGATGATATTAATCCCTGGAGAGGATTCTATTCTTATGGTGTCGTATTTGACGAAGGATCTTATGGACCGAAGATTAATGAATCAGAGTTGACGAAAGATACTTCTTGGAATTCAGCCGATTTTGGAGAAATCGATCGCCAACAAGAAGAGGGTGGGCAGGGGGTTATTTTTCCTGACGAAACTCAAGAACCTCCTGATCCTGATGATTTTGACGACATAACAGGATATGATGCAGCCTTTAGGGAATGGCAACAATCCAAGAAGAAAAAGCCCGAATCTGGCAACGTTCGTAATCAGCCTTTAGCAATGAAAGACTTTGTTGTGGGGCAGTTTTATAGTGACGGGAAGTCTGTTGCTCGGCTATTGTCTAAAAGTAAAGTTGATTTGACTTTGCAGTGGTTAGGGATGGGTGATTCCCCGTCCCCTATGGGGTCTGATTTCTTTCCGAAAGAAGGAATTGACGTGCATGTCGAATCTGAGACGGGAAAGCAGTTAAAAAGGTATAAATTCGACCTTTTTGATCCCCCTAGGTTTGTAGAAAGAAAGTTACAGCAGAATGATGTTGTTGTACCTAAGTGGAACAAGGATACGGGAAAAGGACAAGGCCGAGTTCTTGGCTATTCCGATGGGCTTGTGATTTACCAAGAGGATTCTGGGGAAGAACACAAATTGGCTGAGGACAAACTCCTTCTTGTACGGCGTGTTATTGCTTCTGATTCTTATTCTTTGGGCGATCGCGTTACGAGATTAATTCCTGGGCTTTTGTGGCAGCCTCAAGTAGAGGGGCGAATATTAGCCCTTTACTCCAACTGTTGTGACGTTGAGTATGCCGGGTTTGATTTTCCGGCTCGTCTGATGTACGCTTGGATTGCCGATATTGAGTCCACGAAGAAGAAACAAGGCAAAATGTTTAAGTCAGGCGATCATGTTCTCTACGATGGTAAGAGAGCTACTTTCAACAAGTATCTGGATGACGATCGGTGCTATATCGATTTAGACGAATCTATTGCAGGTCGTCAAAGGGCTTCTAATAAAAGCATTGCTGTTCCCTTGACAGATGTTGAATTGATTGGCTTATCTATTTTAGAGTCTTGTCAGAATATTGAAGAAGTTCGCTCCCACCTTAATTCTAATTGGTTCGCTTCACTGAAAGACTCTGAAGTTAAAGCAATTATTGAAGGTTTGTGGGTAAAATTGTCTGAGGAGAAATCTTAGGAGTTTCTAATGAATAAATCAGAGTTTATTGCTAATTTAGCTAGTGAAGTAGGGGGGACAAAAAAAGATGCCCAAAATTATCTTGATGGCATCCTTGAATTAATTCAAGGTGTCGTTGCTGAGGGTAAAACTATTACCTTTACTGGCTTTGGGACTTTCAAGGTTTCAGAGCAAGCTGCGAGGAAAGGAATAAATCCTCAAACGGGAGAACCCCTTGATATCGCTGCCAAGAAGTTACCTCGTTTTTCTGCGGGGAAAACTTTTAAGGAAGCGGTTAATGGTGGAGATTTCAATGAAAAGGTAAGAAGAAAGGTCGCCAGTTAAGTTTCATGCCAGTATTTTTACTTGTGCTTCAGGTGCTAAAATTAGTACCTGAATTTTTAGTTTAATAACGGGAAGAATAGGGATAAGACAATATTGATAAGAGAAACATGGATATTTGGGATAAGGTAGATTTTAATTTATTTCCTAGCACTTTACAGGAATTAGCCTGTCATGTTGGAGAAGATGGTATGAGGGCATTAGCTCGTGATTACAGGGGGCAAAGGATATATGTTCCTAAGTCTCGGCTAGAAAACCATTTCCTATTAAATACTTTGAGTAAAGAGGCTTTAATAGACTGGTCTCAAGCACAAGGGGGACTATATTTTCATGTTCCCCTTTGTAAATCAGTTTTAGATGAGCGTCGTAACTCAGAGATTAAGGAGAAGAGGGCAAGCGGCTGGTCATTTTGTGATTTGATGAGCCACTTTAACTTGAGCCGGGCAACCCTTCAACTGATTGTGAATTGAGGCTAATTATAGTCTCTGAATGGGTAGAGGCATCCTCTTCAGACTGGTAATAAATGGAGAGGATTTTTCATGCCTAGAAGTTCAAAATGTGATTTGTTACCGGAAAAGATAAAAGATCAGTTAAATCAAAAATTAGTAGAGAAAGCCTTTAGTCAATATGAAGATTTGAGCCAATGGCTAGAAAGTGTTGGTTACGAAATTAGTAAGTCTTCTATTCACCGCTATGGGAAGGAATTTAAGTCTCAATTGGAAGCTATTAAACTGGCTACAGAACAGGCTAAAGCCATAGCGGAGGTCTGTGAAGATGATGCGAATCTGCTTGGGGACGCTCTTAACCGATTGGCCCAACAAAAGGCTTTTAGGGTATTGCAAGAGGTAGAACCTGCTGATGATGTTGATTTCACTCGTTTGGTGAGTGCGATCGCTACTCTGAACCGCTCCAGTAGCGATGGTAAGAAGTTTAAGACTCAGATGCAAAGACAGGCTAAAAAGACGGCTGAAGAGGTGGAAAAGGTAGCCCAGGATGGTGGGCTTAGTGCGGATACCATTTCAGCGATTAAGAGCAAGATTTTGGGGATTGGAAGTGATGCGTGAATATCAACCGAAGCGAACGGACAAGAATCAAGCGGAAATTGTGAAGGCTCTTAGGGCTGCTGGGTGTACTGTCACCTCACTGCATGAAGTGGGAAGAGGGTGTCCGGATATTGTGGTCGGCTACAGAGGGGCTAATTTTTTGATAGAGATTAAGAATCCTAAGACTTATGGGAAACTTAACGAGACTCAGGTTAAGTGGCATAGTCGCTGGTGTGGCCAAGTTGCGGTAGTTCGCAGCATTCAGCAAGCTTTGAGGGTTGTAGGAGTTCCTCAACAGCTAGGGTTATTTTGAGGTTCTTTGTCGGCCAAGTCTTTTAATTCACAGTTCAAGACTTGGCATAACTTAAACATTTGAGTGGGGCTTAGTCGAGGAGTTCTTTGCCCTGTTTCCCAGTTGCTGACAGTTTGATCTGTTACCCCAACAGCGATCGCCACCTGCCGTGTTGACAATATTAAAGGAAAAGCTTACAAGCTCGGTTTATCTAGACATGGCTATTTGGCTGATCCATGTTTCTTTGATACCCCTAATTTAACTAATTGTTATTATGCTGGTTTGATAGCTGCTGATGGAAATATAAATGCAACTGTATTCTCAATCGTTTGCTTGAGGTAGATTGAGAATACAGTTGCATTTATTAGATAAAAATATTTTAAATGAATTTATTGCTGACATCGGTTTTACCGGTTCGCTAACAATCACCAAAAATGGTTATGCTTCATTAGATGTTTGCTGCTGTCAGCAATGGTTTGAATCATTAGAGTCCATATTTAATATTACTCCAAGAAAATGTAAGGCACAATTCCCTACAGAGAATGGAAGCATTTTATATCCACCTGTAGGTTTAACATTAGAACAAAAAACTGCTTTTTTAATAGGTTTAATTGATGGAGATGGATCGGTTCTTGTGACCCATAGAAGTAATAAGTATTCATGTTTAACGTTTTTTCTTTGTGGCTCTAATCCTATCATGGGTTGGGCTAGAGATGTGATTGAAGAATTGAATTTGTTTGAAATAAGAGGGTGTTTAAATGTTCGTTACAATAAGCCTGTTTTTGCTATTACGACATCAGGTAAAAAGCAGAGGTTCTCTGTGAATATTTGATGTCAATAAATACTCCTAAGATGGCTAGAAAGTGGGTTATGGCAAAAGCTTGGTTAAATAAAGACGAAGAGACAATAAATGCGTATATTAATAATAGAGGTAAAAAAATGCAAGCTTGGAAAGGCGTACTAAAAGTTTTTGAGAAAAGAGGGATTGAACCGGAGATGTATTATTATGAGCAATGATTTTGTTTTATTGCCCTATCAGCAGCAATGGATAGCGGATGAATCTAAAGTTAAGGTTTGGGAGAAAAGTCGACGAATTGGGGCTAGTTGGGTCTGCGCTGCTGATGGAGTTTTAACTGCTTCGGCTGAAAATGGACAAGATGTTTATTTCATTTCATACAACGTAGAAATTGCAAGGGAATTTATGCGTGATGTTGTGGGGTGGGTGAATCACTTTAATCTAGTTGCCGAGGAATTAGAGGAGGTGATGATCGAAGATCCTCGCAAGGATATTTTATCATTCCAGATTAAGTTTGCTAGTGGGAAACAAATAGTTGCTTTAAGCAGCCGCCCTACTAATCTCAGGGGTCGCTCCGGTACGGTTCTGATTGATGAGGCCAGCTTTGTGGATAGTTTATCAGAACTTCTGAAGGCTGCAATGGCTTTCTTGATGTGGGGAGGTCGCGTCTGCATTCTCAGCACTCATGACGGGGTAGCAAATCCTTTTAACGAGCTTGTGGAAGATATCCGTAAAGGGAAAAAACCATACTCGCTTCACCGAACCACCCTAGACGATGCCTTGGAGCAAGGCTTGTATAAACGAATCTGCCTTAAGACTGGCCAAGAGTGGTCTGAAGAGGCGCAAACCCAATGGAGACAGGAATTAATCGACACTTATGGGGATGGTGCAGATGAAGAGTTATTTTGTATTCCTCGTGAATCAGGGGGAGTTTATTTTGGTCGTATGCTTGTAGAGCAAAATATGTCCTCAGATATCCCAGTATTTCGTCTCGGCTTTAAAAATGATTTTGCTTTATTGCCAGAAGATTCAAGGAATTCTCAAGTTGCTGATTGGCTGAGGCTAAAATTAGCCCCAGCATTAGAGAATTTACACCCCCACTACAGAACTAGCTATGGGTTCGACTTTGGCCGGTCTGGGGATTTAAGTTATTTGATTGTCCTTCAGGAACAGCCTGACTTAGTGAGACGGGCGGCTTTCGCCCTAGAACTAAGAAACGTCCCATTTAAGCAGCAGGAACAGATTTTATTCTGGATTATTGAAAGATTACCCAGATTTATTGGTGGGGCGCATGATGCTAGAGGGAACGGGCAGTATCTAGCAGAGGTGTCGGCTCAACGGTGGGGACAAAATCGGATAGAACAAGTACAATTATCCTTACATTGGTATCGCGAAAACTTCCCTAAATACAAAGCGGCCCACGAAGACCGACAAATTCAACTACCGAAAGATGCTGATCTCCTTGATGACCATCGCTTAGTCGAGGTCATTCAAGGGGTTCCTAAGATTCCTGATAAGCGCACTAAAGGAACCGACGGGAAGCAGAGGCACGGTGATGGCGCGATCGCCTGTTGTTTGGCTTGGTTTGCCAGTCTGAAAAATGGGGATAGTTTGCCTGCGATCGCCTCTTTTGAAACAAGTAATTGGTGAAATTTATGGATTTTTCAGGAGCTTTAAAACACCTTAAAAAAGGTGGACGGATAAGCCGAAAAGGATGGAATGGTAAGGGGATGTTCATCCGCTTATTTGATACAAATCCTGACAGATCCTTACGCTCAGACGGTTTAAGAGGAAGTCCTTTTTTAGAACTTAAAACTGTTGACAACCTTTGTGTCCCTTGGACTCCCAATCAAATCGATTTGTTGACTGATGATTGGCAACTCATTGATGAGGAAGTGCCTGAAATATCCAACTTGACTAGAGAAATGTAATGCTCGATAGTTTCATTGTTCGTAGTTTAACTGCATTTTCGATTATCTATTTAATTCTTGTGTCGATTTCAAGTCTGACGGGATTAAAAGTAATTGCTCACCGCAATAAAGAATCTGTCTTGACAACATAAAGGTAAAATCGGGGATTTTTATGTATAGTGGGGGTTATGACT